GGTATAGTAGAAACAGATTCAGCATCAGGACACCAAACGACAAAGTTAGTTTTAAACGGTTTTAATAATGATAGTGAACCTAAAGTTATTGAATGCTCTTTTGATCCAGAAAAATCTGATTATTTTGCAAAAGTTTTTAATACAGATCCAACTAAAATAGAAGAAAAAGGTCACTATCTATACGCACACTGGGATATAAGTCCGATAACTGCAGCAGCTGGTGATTCTACAACACAGACTACACAAAGAATTAAAGCTGATGCATTTTGTATACCCTCTACGTCTGAGTCTGGTACACCCAATTTTGATTCTTTTGAGTCGAGATTTAGAACAGCTGAGTCACCTTGGATAACTTCACAACTCTTTGGCAAAGGGAGCGCTTCAGCACGAGGAACAACTTTGTCAAATAGTGGTGCTTATAAATTATTTAAGATTTACGCTTTAGATGACGGTGAAGCTGGAAATACTAGGTTTAGAGTTTTAATTTCTAACATAAGAAGCAATGGAACTAATAGATATGGCTCGTTTGATTTATCTTTAGAGGCATTTGACTCTGATCCTGTAAATGGTAGCGTTCTAATTGCGTGGAGAGGTCTTAACTTAGATCCTGATAGCAGAAATTACATTGCTCGGGTAATAGGCGACAAGCATATGTTTTATAACTTTGACAAAGACTTAATTAAGCAAAGATTAGAAGAGACAGGTGACTTTAATGTAAGAAATAAATACATAAGAGTTGAAATGCACAGTCTTGTTAAACAAGCAGAAGTGCCTGTTAATTCTCTTCCTGTGAGTTCTAGTGGTCTTAAGGCTTTAAATACAAAACATGTTTCAGGAAACAAACTATTTAAAGAAAGTGGTGATGATGGTAACGGAAATGCTATATTGCTTGCAGCAGACACTTTTGATAAATTGGTAGTAACACCTTTGCCTTTTGTAAAGTCAGTTTCAAAGAAATCTGGAGGAACAATAACAGCAGATAGCAAGCTTCCTTGGGGAGTTAAGTTTGCCAAGAGATTACATGCTGAAGATGATCTTAGAGAATTAAGTCAAATTAATTTTAATCACAGCATAGCTTCTTGGACAAAATATTTCCCAGACTTAGATCAAACTAAAGCAGTACTTGAAGATGATGCAGCAGATTCATTTGAAAATAGTTATTTTTCAATGGAAAAAATTGCTGTTAAAGTAGATACTGATGGTGTAATTGATTGGTCGTCAGCTTTGTATTGTAGAGATGGTCAATTGCCTAAAGGTCATACACGCTTCTTAGAAACAACTGCAGATGCAGCTGGTACAAATGTAAAATACTTTAAGTTTAGAACAATTATGCAAGGTGGCTTTGATGGTGTTAACATATTTGACAAAGAAAAATCACAATTAACATCAACAGCAGCTCATCGTGAAGCTAATGATGAAGATACCAACGCAGTTTTCACTGGACCTACAATCGATTCTTATAAGAGCGCAATTAACGTATTATCAGATAAAAGTGCAACAGAGTTCCAGCTACTAGCAATTCCTGGAATAAGAGAACCAATCATTACAGATTATGCAGTTTCTGCTTGTGAGCTAAGATTTGATGCAATGTTTATAATGGATATTGAAGAAGCAAGTGAAGAATCAGAAGTAATTTTGGATTTAACCACTAAATCACATGTTAGAAACACAATTTCAAGATTTTCAGCGAGAAGTCTAGATTCATCATTTGCTGCAGCATATTATCCAGATGTTATTATGAGAAAGCCATCAAATAGTTCACCTTTAAGAGTTCCACCCTCAGTATGTATGTTAGGTGTTATGAGTTTAAATGATACGCTGGCTGATCCTTGGTTTGCACCGGCTGGTTTAACAAGAGGTCGATTAAATGCTATAAACTCAAAGGTTCAAATGAATAGAACTTTATTAGATGAACTATACGATGTTGATATCAATCCTATTTACGAGCCTGCTGGTCGTCAAGGTCAAGTTTATGCATTTGGTCAAAAAACTTTATTGCAAGACCAATCAGCTTTAGATAGAATAAATGTTAGAAGACTTTTGATTAATATTAGACGTCGTGTTAAAAACATTGCAAACACTTTGCTTTTTGAACCAAATAGAGCTTCAACGCTTTCTAAGTTTAGTGCCTTAGTAGAACCAATTATGGCAGAAGTGCAAGCTAGACAAGGTGTTGATAGGTACAAAGTGCAGATTGATACTACAACTACGACGCAAAACGATGTTGAAAACAATACAATTAGAGGCAAGATTTACTTGCAGCCAACTAAGTCTATTGAATTTATTTCACTTGATTTTGTTGTAACTAATTCAATTGATTAATATATAGATATATAAAGAATTTAGGAGAATATAAAATGGCAGAGACACTTTCAGTTACTGAAATGATTCCGAACAAGTTTGAGCCAAAAAGAAAGAATCGCTGGATTTTCGCAATTGAGGGTATTGATGCCTTTATCCTTAAAACTGCTGCACGTCCTTCTTTTACAATTGGTGAGCAAGAGATTAACTTTATTAATGCTAAGCGTTATATTGCAGGCAAAATGACATTTGATACGCTTTCAGTTACATTGCATGATCCAATTGCACCTAGCGGATCTCAACAAGTTATGGAATGGATTCGTACACATTATGAATCAGTTAGTGGTAGAGCAGGTTACGCAGATTTCTATAAGAGAGACTGCCAACTTAAAATGCTTGACCCAGTTGGGACTGTTGTAGAATTGTGGGATATTAAAGGTGCATTTTTGACTAATGCAAACTTTGGAGATCTTTCTTACGATGGCGAAGAGCCAGCAGACATCTCATTGACTATTAGATTTGATAACTGTGTATTACAATATTAATATTTAGCGTCCTGTTTTCGAGTGCGTTTAATAAATATAAACGTACAATATATGAAATAGGATGTTAAATGTCTAATATAATTAATAGTCAAATTAGTGCAAACATAAGTACTCCTTTAGTATTTAAAAAAGAAGAATTTGTTTCACTAACAGACGAAACATTGTGTTTAATAGGCACAGCTCAAAAAGGCCCAGCATTTGTTCCTCAGCAAGTCACGTCTTTTAGAAAAAATGACAGTATACTAAATACTTGGGAAAATGTTTTTGGAGATTATTCAGATCAAAGTACACAATTTGGTCCTATTTCTGCGAGAATTTGGCTTGAAAGTGAAAAAACTCAATTAAGTTATACAAGAGTTTTAGGACCAGAAAATTCTGACAATGTAGGTTTTATAGTTGGCGACGACGTATTGAGCGGAAGCAGTGTTTACGGTTTGAAGAGCAGCAATCCTTTTTCCAATACAAATGGTAATAATGGTAGGACTACTTTTCTTGCTACGATATGCAAAAATAAAGACACAGATGGATATATTTCGCCTCACAAAGATTACTTTGGCCAGTTAAATATACAAAGTAGTAAAGTAGCAGTTGTAACTGACGTTATTATGATGACTAGTGGTTCGTCATTATATTTACAAGAAGATGAAATAGAAAACATAAACATCATTAGTAAAAAGAAAGACTTAGCGACAAAAAATAATGATGAATTAGCTTTTGTAGGCAACACTGAAACTAGTCAATCAAATCCCATGATTTATATTCAAGGAATAAAAAATAGTTCAAAAAATGTAATGGATTATTATGTTGACGAAAATTTAAAAAATAATTTTGAATTAAATGCTATTAATTCTGACATAGACCAGATTTTATATAGAGGGCATTATTCTTATGCTAAGTTTAGAAACATTAAACATTTTGACAAGCCCTTAGAAGAAGAAACGTCAAAACATCTAGTACTAACAGGTTCAGGTGGTTGGAATAGTGGTACTGTTAATTATGAAAACTTTAAATCTCCGTTTAAAAAAGCAAGAACTCCTTGGGTAGTATCTCAACCTGTAAACAGACAAGATACGTCTGATTTTAATAAAGAAGAGATTTATAAAAAATGCAAAAAGCTGTTTAGGTTTTTTACTTACGATGACGGCCAATCAGGTAATGATTTTAGATTTAAAGTTATTCCAAGAAGACTAGGCAATAAATATTCGTCATCTGAATTTGAAAAATATTCAATATTTGATATTGAACTATATAGGTTAATTGATGATAATTTTATATTGCTTGAGCACTTTAAAAATTTAACATTAAATCCTCAAGATGAAAACTATATTTGTAAAATAATAGGGACTGAAAGGGATTTTTACAATTTTTCAACTAAAAAAGTTGAAAACAGCGGTTTTTATAGAAAAACAAACAACTATGTTTATGTTGAAGTCCATCCGGATGTTGAAGATCAAATAAATATAACTAGCTTAATTCCTTGTGGATTTATGCCTTATCCTAGATTAAATATTGATGAAAACAAAGTTTCTTTTTTATCAAACAAAACTTCAGCACAGAATATTGAAAACTTAAAAATCATACAGAATCCTATTAAATATGTTGGAAACTTTCTTTTCAATACTAATAATACTGACAAGGTTTCGTTTGAAAAACAGTATTGGGGAATACTGTTTGATAATATTGTAACAAAAAAATTTAATGATATTTTAATTAATGGACAAAGTAAGAAATTAATGTTTGATTGTTATGCAGAATCTTTAACAAATAATAATAACAGCTTTACAGATTATAGTAAATATTTTAAAAACGATTATATAGATTCAGCAGAAAATATTTGGATAGAAGACTTAGAAGACAATAATTCTGATACATTTAATTCATTTTTTCATTTAGAAAAAATTCTTTATACATTTAATGAAGAAAACGCTAAAGATAGATGGAATTATGCATTTTACCAGCGCGACGGAAAAGACCCAGCACAAATTAGTGAAATAGATAGAACAATATACAAGTACGTTAATATTGATGATTTGTTGCAATCAAATACACTGTTTGACTCACAAAATTCTAAGTTTTTGCATTTTGATTTTATGACTTTTGGAGGCTTTGATGGTTTTGATTTGCTGGATGATTATAAAAGAGAGCATCACAATTTTTCAATACTAAGAGAACAAGATGGTGAAATAGTAGGCAAAACAACAGGTCAAACTTATGATTCTTACAAAACAGCAATTGATATTGTTGTTAATGATGAAAACTTTAGAAATGATATTTTGTGTCTTCCTGGTATATCACATTCTTCCATTTTAAAACATTTAACTGATCTCTCAAGAGAAAATAACTTTTTTGTTATTTTAGATTTTCCTGAATATGGATTTAATGATAATAGCATTAATGAAAATTATGATTCTTTTGACAGTATTATAAAACAGCCTTATTTTTATAAAAATATAAGCAATCGACCATATGAATATAGTGATGAAGATAAAAAGATAGGTGTTTTTATTACTCAAGGAACTGATAATACTATTGCCAGATTTAAAGAAATGTATTTAACTTCTGAGTTTGCAATTGCAAGTACTAATACAATTATTGCAACAATAGAAAACAATCAAAAAATTCAAATTCCTCCGAGTATTTTGACTATAAATGCAATTTCTTCTATACCAGTAGAACAAACCTTAGATAGAAATATTACAATTACTCCAGGTTTTATAACATATAACAGTGTGTTAAATAGAAACTTTATTTATAATAATAATAAGTTTGATAATTTATTATTTAGAAGTAAAGAATTTGACAACTGCTTAAATTCAATAGGTTTAATGACAACTGGTCAAGAAATTAAACTTTTATCTAGTAATACGCTCAATAAAAATAATAAAAGTACTATGAAACTCTCTCATAATGTTAGATTAAAGCAAACAATTATAAGAGAAATTAAAAATCTTTTAACTGTTGAACCTATATTTCAAGGAAATAGTGTTCTATTTTCAAATAATAGTCAATCAAATTCATTGTTTAATTTAAAGTCTGCAGTTGATACTAAACTTAGAGAGCTACTTGATAGTTTTATAGATAAAGGTTTTGTAAAAAAATATTCAATTTATGTAGATATTCTTAGCTTAGACAAAAATTCTGAAAGGAATTATTTAAACAATACATTGCAAGGAACTGTAAGCTTTACTTTGTTTGATCCTGGACCAGA